ATTTTTAAATTGCGAGCGAGTAAAGTCATCGTTAAACTCGAAAAGAGTAAACTTAGCAGCAGTGCTAATGGCTTTTTCAAGCACGATGAACAAGCGGCGAACATTGATGCGGTCAAACGCACTTGGCTGAGCAAGTAATGTTTTGTCGCCAAATAGAACCGTTCCTTGACCAGGGAATGTGACAACTGGGTTGACGCCATTCTTATAAAGCAAGTCACGTTCTGCTTTGTTTGGATTATACGCCAGTTTGATAACATTTTTTACGTTACCACGATTAAATCCAGCTGGCGAGTACCATGGGTCACGAGTAAGATCGGTTTGAACCATGAGACCTGCTGTATCGCCATTTAATGGAACATAGCGGTATGTGTCGTTATATTTGTCGTATTGATATTTCCAACCACTATCAAGAACCGCATAAGAACTTGATGGTAGGGTGTTTCTATAAGCAACAATATCTTCAGCCTGTTTACCAACATAAGCGTTGTTATTCACAACGTCTGCTCTTTCAGGCGACAATACTGCGATACAATCTTTACGACTTTCAGCGATGTTATTGATGATATGAACAGCAACAGTTTGACCGATTGCTGAACCTAAGACCAATGAAACGTCAACATCTTCAGCAGAAGCAAATGTGTTATATCCACGGATATAATCATCTTCTCCTGGAGCGTTACCGTCTAAACCACCACTTAAAGAATCATTGATTGGTGTGGTTGGCGAACCGAAGGAAGTTCCTGCGTCTGCTCTTGAACCAGCATTTGTTTTGCTGATATGAGAGTTCCACCAAAGCCACTGTGATTGATTGTTAATTACATCTTTGTAGTAAAGATTGTTGCCGACGCTATCTTTAGCATCTGGAGCAACCGAAAGACCTTTGAACACTTCAAGAACAGTTTTAGGTGTTCCTGTAATCGCTCCGTCTTCATCTTCAACGATGATGTGAATCTCGTCTGCTTGAGCATTTACGCTGTTAGCATATGCTGTCGTGGTCGGTGCACCATCAACATTGCTGAAGTATTCCCAACGACGAGTTAAAGATGTGGTATAAGCGGAAAGAGTGTTACCGCTGTATGCCTGTGTTAGCGTGATGACTGAGTCGCTTACTGACTTAACTTTTCTTGCTTCTCTATCTGGACCAAGTAAAAGAATGTCACCAACCGATACGTTAGTTGTTGCAGTATTCGAGAAAACAACGTTTGAGTTATTTCTTGAAATGCTGTAGTTTGTTAAGTTCGTCACGCTATTTTCGAATGCAGCCGCACTTGCGCAAACTGAAACTTTCAAGCTGTTGCCTAACTGTCCTGGATATTTTGCGAGCCACTCTCCGTTTGAACCAGAGAGAGTTGCTGCATCATACTCATCTTCGTTTTGAATTAGTCTTGCAGTTCCAGAAGTTACAGCGTTTTTAGCTGTTGTGTTTTCAACGACACGAACTACATATAATGAATTGCCATAAGCAAGGAAGTTTGCTGCAGTGAAAAAATCGTCTGCCGTATTTGCATTGGGTTTGCTGAACGTTTGAACGAGTGCATCTTCACTAGATACAAGCACTCTATTATCAGCTGGACCCCAAGCAAAATGACCAGCGATAGCGCCATCAGTAGTTGATACTGCTGGAACCACCGTTGTTAGATCGATTTCACTAACATTCACTCCTGGTGATACTTGGAAAGGCATTTTAATCTCCTTTAAATTAATAATGTTGGCTACTTATTCTAACCAATATTTATAAAAAACGACTTTTTAGAAGTAATCCTTGTTCGCACTTGAGATGTATTCACTTACATCAAAGGGTGCTTCCATATCTTGAACCGTATGTTCAGGCACTCCGTCGTCGATAAAAACAAAGGGTAATGCATCATCCTCTAACATTTTAATCTTTTCATCATATATTTTTCTTCGAATATCAGTGTCAGTCACCTCTTTGAAAAACTCCTGTCTGACTAACCAAGAGAAAAGAACGCATGTCATAGCCATGTCGTCATGCGCTCCCTCTTCAGCTTCATAACTGCTCCTATTACTTATAAAAGTTGAAAGTTCTTGAATTGTATCATAATCATTGATTATCAACTTATCGTTCTCAATCATATCTTTTAAGTTGGAGCAACCAACTCTTTTAACTGTTTTTGTTGTTTTTACGCCAAATTGAATGGTGGCGGCAAATCCCCCACTAATTACTTGCCCTGATCTACCCTTTACTGCTGTAGTCAATAGATTCTCGTATTCTAAATCTGAATGAAGAATATTAGAAACCATTGAACCGATATCGTTAAGTTCTACCAATATCATAGCATCATTATATGCATGCCCTATTTGAGCCACCACATTAGGGTATAGCATAGGCGATATATCTTTACTGCGAAACTTAGCGACTTGTTTATATGGAACCTCTGTTACATCAAATACCGAAAATGCTGAATAGTCTAAACCAACGCCATGCGAGGTGTCAACTGTCATAACATATGTGTTATTTTCCACAGCATCTTCATATATGTCGACTCCGTTCCAGTTTCGCTTCGGTTTCTTTTGCACCATCGCTTTTAGTTTAGAGGGATGAATAAGCGTATTGGCTGAACCAAGAAACTCGCAATCAAATTCCTGCCTAAACTGTTCTTCGCTGGTATTTCGTATCGTTTCCTCTTTCCACTTCTCATCTCTTCCAGGAACTTGTGACCAGTGAACCTGAATAGGAACATAATTGCTATTACCATCTTCGGCGTCTGACCACATCTTATAAAAGTGATTCATACCATTAGGTGTAGAAACGATAAAGACTTTTGACGATTTACCAGATGAAATAGTAGGGTAAACTGAAGCAAAGAACTCTTCAGCCATATTATTACCGACGAATGCAAACTCATCTAGAAAAATTAGGTTGAACGATCCACCACGAATGGCTGACGATGATGTGGCGGCTGCAACGACTTTCGATCCGTTTTCTAATTCAATATTACCTTTATTCCAAACTGTAATGCCTTGCTGAAGCCATTTAGGGAGATATTCATAAGCCAGCTGAATTTTACCAAGAAGATCACGAGCAAGCGAGCCTTTGTTAGCTAGAATAGCGATATTTTGATTATCCGTAAATAATATCTGCCATAGAATAAAGGCAGTCACAGTTGTGGATTTACCAGTCTGACGTGGAAGTTTACATATAACAAAGCGATTATCTTTAAAGGAATTTACCATTTCCTCTTGAAAATCATAAAGTTTAAATGGTATCAATCCCTGATCAACGTTTACGATGCGAATATATGTTTTGGCAAAATACACTGGATCCTTGGAGCATTTGATATACTCCTTAATCTGCTTTTGTGTAAAATTAACATTTACGCCAGATTTTTTTAGATTAGGATTGCCAAGATAGGTTTCAGTCATTATCTCTGCCGTTGATCAACTTCTGTAGTTCTGCTGTGCTGCCTACGAACAAAGCATTTGTCACTGATTTTGGCGATTCTTTTTCGTCTTCTTTTTTAAGATCCTTGACCTTTTTCTGTATATCAAGAAGATCTTTATTGGCATCAACAAGAGTTTTAGTTAATTGCGATACAACCTCGAAGGCACGTGGATGTTCTGAGGCTTTTGCTAATTCTAGCAAATAGTCTAATGCTTCAGTTCCTTTACCGATTACGCTATACAGATTATCACGAGCATGCTTATAATCAGCTTCTATATCTTCTGTATCTTCTTTTGGTTTTTCTAACGCAGTAGATTGTGATACGACTTCTTCAACCAATTCTGTATCTATATCAAAAATTTCATTTAAATTGTCAGTCACATTATTTTTCATTATTCACCTGTTCCATTAAAGAAGTCTTCACGCTCAAATGCGAAACCATAATCATCTTCTGCGTCAATGGTCGTAATTGGCACGCTTTGCGATGTATTGCCTGTTGGTGTTCCGCTTGAAGTTAATCCTGGGGTTAATGTTGTTGTATGTATTTTAGGAATTGTTGGGTCATAACTTTCGTTGTCATAACTATTAACGATAGTTCTTTTGATAATTCCTTTATTCTGCACTGGACCAAAGATATAACCTTTGATCATAAAATTGAATGTATAGATAATGGCACGACGAGTTTGAAAGTCGCTGTCGTATGTATCTTCAATTGTCATTCCCTCAAGCACTGTTGGAATGTCATAATATTGCCCCATCTCATTTACAAGTTTCATACTATTTGTCCACTCTGGACGAAAGAATGGAAGAATTTGTTCAACGACTTGGACGGCATCTTCTTGAAATGAGAACATTCCATATAGAGAAACATTTATGTCATATGGGACTGGTGTGAATTGACGAGCCAAGGTTCTATTACCTGCTCCAACTGAAACGTTTTTAGACATTTTGTTTAAACTGCGATTTGGCGAATATGACATATTCGTAATTTCAAACGACAGTCTAGGGAGCTGTGTTGCAACTTGACGATTAAGCTGTGGGTCTTGTCTTAAACGAGCAAGAAACTTTTCTTTTGGACCATATGCAATTGGAACACGAATGGCTTGAATACGACTGTTATTATTATCAGTTCTTGTCACTGTAATATCGTTGAACATGTTGCCGAACATAATGATATATTTTCTGATGACTCCGTGATTATACTGATGCCCAAACATTACCAATCATCCCCTTCTGAAAATGGATTGCTTTCGCTAAAGTCAATAAAGTCGTGAACCTCAAATACTTCGTTGTTGGCAGCACGATCTGTATTTTCTGGTTTATAACCAATTTGGCCAGCATCAAGAACAACTGAACCCCCATCCTCAGAAAGAAGCGCACCAGCCTGTTGATTCCCAACAACACGAACTTTAGGAGCAGTTCTATAACCAGAACCAGCATCTGTAATCGTAATGTCTGTTATAATGCCAGCTGTAATTGTTACCGAAGCCTCAGCCGTGTTATATATTGGCGGAGTGAAGAATGGGAATAATACATCAGCATTTGCATATCCTAATCCTGGATCAGTAATTGTTATTCCTGTTACTTGACCATTGGCATTAATTGTCGCCGTTGCATTTGCTGCATTATATAATACGGTGTTGGCTTTTGCGATAATTAATTCTTGACCAGAAGCATAACCGAATCCAGTATTAGAAATCGTAATAACATTTACAGTGCCGTCTGAATTTACGTTTGCCGTTCCTGTTGCTTTATAAGGAACAAAAACTTGAGCATAATAATTATCTGAAGAATAATATGTCGTGTTTGCTTCATACCAGTCAACATTTGTATTAGAAGCTGTCAATGTAACATCAACTAGATCTAATCCAGTATTTTCAGCGTCAGTTACATATCCAAATCCACCATCAACAATCGTTACACTTGCAATACCACCATCCTCTAGAGTTGCGACTTGTATATTTGCTGTGGTATAAAGTTCGGTGTTTGGAGCCGCAATCGTAATTGTTGGTGCTTCATAATAATTATTACCAGAATTAATAATATTGACTGCGGAAACCTTTCCGTTTGTTATCTGAGCTAAAAGAGTTCCTGCGGTATAATTAAAGTTGTTGGTATATTGTCCGCCAGAATATTCTGATGTCGGTATCGTATATGTTGACAATTCAGAGTTCGGTGTAGTTATTCTAGTGTTTGCAAAATGTAATGCGTCAATATAAGCATTTGCTTGTCCAAACGTAATGCTTGTATTATTTTGCAGTTGTCTTGGACCTATAGAATAAACTTTCTCATCGCTAATAAGCGGATAAGAATTCCCAAAAGATGGACCGCTATAATATCTTGTTCCGTCTACACCAAATACGATATTTTCGTTCCCATTATCATCAACATAAGAATTGAGTTGAATGTGATGCCACTCATTAACTGTGAAACCTTCATTAACAGTAGCAAAATTTCCACCAACTATCTCTATAGAAGTTTCAGGAGATATGGTTCTTAATTTATTTGTATTTTTATCAACATTAAAATATATTAAATTAAATTCATTTTCATTTTCAGTTGATGCAATTGAAATGTTGAAGTTATTTCCGCTTATGATTGTTTGATTTTGCGTATTAGTAAATTCAGATAAAATATGTTGGTTTGTTCTTATATATGATGTAAGTGGAGTGTTTGCTGCATCATAATATACATTGCTTTGCCCGATTTGCGCATCGGTTCTCACATAAATTGTATTTCCCATACTAACGCCATGAGTGTTACAATAATATACGATGTCAGCGTTAGTTGATGGTGTGGTTAAAACAGTTTGTGCACCAGCAGTTCCTGGAGTTCCAAAAGTAACAACATTTGAAGTATATGGTAATCCGTTTGCAAATTTAAACACAAGAGGATGACCAATATTTGTATTTGATGATTGATTAAATATAATCTGAATATTGTTTGCTGCGAAATATTCTTTTTTACGATAAAGATTTAAGTTATTTGATGTATTACCAGAAGGATATCCAACAACGATAATATCTTCAAAGATATTACTGCCATCTGGGTTACCAGAAATATATTCTGATGCGATGAAAAATACATTTGCAGCGCCTTCAACTGGAATGTCATAAGCCCCAGAATCGTTTGTTCCAACAATAATTTCAACTGTAGTATTTGATAAAAATAACTCAGTATGAGTGTTTGCTGTAATCGTTACGTTTCTTTCTGTTGGAGCCTCATTTACATACAACCAGAAATCTATCGAAGAGTTTGATAGCGATGTATCAGATGTAAATAACGTTTGCTGTGATGATGGTAATTTTTCAGAACTATTGCCGAATTTAAATTCTGGCGCACCACCACCTGTCAATGATACTGCTGGAGCAGATGAATAATAGAATCCAGTGTTAGATATAGAAACTCCAGAAATTAATCTATCGCTTATTGTTGCATTGGCGGTTGCATTTGCAAATGCGATTGCAGTATTAGGAACTGTAAATGTATTTGCTATCGAACCATTGGCGAAGAATGTGATTCTTTCCTCTAAGAAGTTATAAACACCAGGAGCAGAAACAGTTAATGTTGGAGTGTTAGCAAAATAACTTCCCGTGTTGGCAATTTCAACAGCAGTGATCACGCCATTCGTAATTGTTAAATTAAATTGTGGAGAAGTTTTTATAGTATTTACTGGATATTTTATAGCGTATATATCACCAGAAACTCTTTCGGAAGATGTGTTAGAAATTTTTAAACCATCATACAAACCAACAATGCCATTAGACTGAGCGTCGAAATCGCCGAGCGCAACTCTGCCTGAAACGAGAGGTCTGCTTGAATTATCTGTGGCAACATTAATTACATTTACGCCATCTTGGAAAACTAGAGTATGAGAAGAATTGGCTTCCAATAAAACATGAGTATATGATTCAACATTACTAAATGTTCCGTTTGCAAATTTGACACTACCAATTATAGAGCCATTTGATGTTTTTACGTTTACAGAACCATCAGATGATTTCAGTTCCAAAATTCCATTCGCAATACCAATAGAATAACTATTGGTCGAAAGAATTAAGCCAGTATTACTTCCGTTGGTGTTACTACCATTATCTGGTTTAACGAAAACTTCTACTGTACCATATTGAAGATTTGCTTCAGTAAAGTTTTGAGTGAATGAGAAAAATTCTTGTTCAACTCTTATCGATGTATTTCCGATTTTTGGATCATTAGTATCAAAAGTGGCAGATGAAATATCTGTTGCGGCTGGTTCTGGGAACTCAACAGCTGGTGCTTCGCCATAGAAGAATCCGCCTTCTGTAACTGTTATCGATGTTATATTCGTATTGGAGTTCGTAATTGTTTGTGCGGCTGCATTTACAAAATAATTGATATTTGGTCTAGCGAATGATACTGAAGGAGCATTAGTATAGAATCCCCCAGGAACAGTAATTGTAAAGTCTGTTAACCGACCATCAACAATCGTTCCTACACCATTAGCAGCCACGGCATCTCCACTGACTCTTGCAGGAGAATCGATGGTAACTGTAGTGTTTGCTGCAACATAATCTTGCCCACCACTTTCAATTGTGAGAGCAGTTACAATACCACCAGCAACAGTTGCCTCAACAATAGCAGCTGTGGTATATGTTTCGAACAAGACTTGGTATAGCAACGCATCCACGCTGAGTGTAGTTTCGATTGCGTCGATTTGTGGGATACCTGTATCCAAACGTTCTGAACTGTACTCGAACAATTCACAACGAAGGTCATAAGTTTGAAGCGAGCCGAGTTGATAGAAAACGGCTTCGTGCTCAACAAACTTGACTTCAAAAATTTTACCATTAAGTGGGAAGTAGATTAAATCGCCTTCTGATGGGCGACCAATGCCTTGATCTTCATTATATGGAGTAGTATCACTTGGGTGTATTTCTTCGCTGAAACGACGTTGAGAAATTGTAAATGTAATTTCATCACGAATCTCAATATTAAATTTAGAAAGAAAGTCGCCTTCTCCGTCAAACCCTTCAACGTTTTTGATATACATTTCTAAAGCATATGCATTATCAAATTTTGAGAGAATATCTTCACCAAAAAGATTATCCTCTTTTACGAGTGTGCGTGGAAGATAATAGCATTCGATGCCATAAATTTGAATGGCTTCGATAATAAGATCTTCTACAAGTCTTTGCTCACTCGTAAAGTTGAAGTTGTTGAAAAAGAGATTTGTTACCATAACAATTAACCAATCATATCCATCGCTGGCATAGAGAATTTGTTTACAACTTCTTCCTCTAGCCTTTTGATCTCCTCTTCAGCTTCCTCCCAAATTTTTTGTCCGTTAAAAGTTATTCCCCCAGGAAGTTGCATGCCTTCGAACTTCTTGAGGTTTTCGCCCCACTGTCTTTTAAACAATGAAGTTGTATATTGACGTAACCACCAATCACCCCAAACTGATGTGTATACATCTGGATCAAGTTGACGATAGCATTCGATAATTAAATATTCGCCAACTACAACTCTGGCTTCCCAATCCATATCAAGGAAAAGGCGATCCATGTGACGATTAAAACGAAGGGGTTGTTTTCCTACGAAAAGTTCTTGCATAAGAGCCATGCGCTCCATAGAACTGTAGTAGTTTTGAAACTGAGAATGCGCCCAATCATAGATCTCATTGAGCGTGATCTGATAGCGGAGATTAAAAAGATTGTTAGCGTTTAATCCTGTGCCAACAGGAAATACATTGATAATTCCTGTAATGTTAGTAGGAATATCAATATATTCATTTGTAATATTTTCTTGCGTGACCTGATGTTTTAGAAAGGTTCTTTCTGTTCCATCATAATGATAATCACGATAAAATGCTAATGCGTCATCGATGCGGTCTTGCATCTGATCTTCATCGATATTAATTTCTACTACAGGATGACCGAGACGTCTTAGACAATATTTTTTTAATTCTGTTCTGCTGGTTGGATTAGCCATAATCTTACCCTGTTATTATATCTACTGTCTCTATTTATAATAACAGAATTTGAATGATTATTGTGGATTTGGTGGATTAATTATGTTTAGTATTTCTTCTGCGTTCTCTAGATAGTCTTCCATTGAATTATATTGACTAATTGACGTCAACATTTCAGACTCTTCACTTAATTTTAGTAAAGTTTCATTTATGGCATTTTCAGTTAGAACTAAATCTATATCATTATTTGAATCTAAAGAACATGGTAGATATAAAATTATATCATTTTCTAAAATAATTTTAGCAGATGCTATCGCTTCAACTTCTTCTGAAGAAACTTCAATTGTTTCTCCATTTTCTTCGTTGGTTTTTAAATGTACTATTTCATAGTTAATTTCAGACATTTAAACTCCTATTCAAGAACCCAATTAATGTTATAAACATCATAAGAAGCTCCAGATGTTACAGTTCTAACTCTTGTTGTGTTACGAACAGCATTATTAAATGCTCTTACCGCTGTTCCCCTTGCGGCAGTAGCAGGGTAAAACCATCTTTTTAGTCGGCTATTATAATAAATTAACAATTGGCCAGTGGTATCAGTTCTTGGTATCGAAAGTGTTGTTGAACCAGCTGAAAGAGTAAGTGTTGTCCAATTATCTACATTCGCAAGATCATTTCCATCAACAGAAGTCATCCACAAAAGAATTTGATTCCCACCAAAACTGTTGTCAAATAATGTAACTTCTATTTTAACTTTCCCATCACCAAAATAATTACCCCTACCTAAGACTCCAGGATATGATGTATCTGAAAAATTCCATGCTGTAGGCGCTACTATTCTTCCAACAAGGTTAGGTGCCTCATAAACCTCCGCTGTCCCTGAGGCAATGCTTGCGCTGGCGCCATACCATTCACTGAATGACATCTGGATGCCAGATCCTTTATCAATCAATCCACGAATATCTGAATCATTGATACTGGCTTGTGAACCAGAGGCACCACCAGCTTCACGATGGATGTCGTTTAAAGATATTTGACCTGAACTTTGTAAAGCCATCTAGTTTCCATTTGGTTTATTGTTTTCGTAGATATCACTTAATTTCATTATAAGTTCCATAGAATGTTTTGCAGGCAATTCGCTAAGACCTGCTAAAATTTTTGAAATGTCTTCAAGAGTTAAGTCAACTTTTACTTCAATTTGATGGTCATTCATAATATATTCCTTTGATTAAATTTCGTCTGGGTCTAAATTAAAGATAGAATTTTCTGGTTCTACCAATTCATCTGTTTCTTTCCATGGAAGAGGGGTGTCATTAATTTTCTGTAACTCGATAGTTTTATCAATGCTAGACATTATATTATTTGCGTCAGCCTGACCGACAGCCCATTGTAATACAGCACTCTCAGTTAAATCAGAAAAGTTTATATATGTATTAGAAGCTGTATTCGCTTCTGGTAATGGTGTTCTTCCAACATAAGTTGCAGAATATCCATCAGAGTCAGTTGCAACTCTATTCCAATGAACAGCGATAACATTTCCATCTGAATCTGTTTTGAGTTTTTCTATACTATCAACGAATGTGTATGTCATCTTCCACCTTTAAGTTCTTCAACTTGTCTTTTAAGTTCTTTTATTGCTTCAACCAGTAATGGAACCAATTTCGAGTAATCAACAGTTAAATAATTTTCACCTGTTTTAGAAATAGAGTTTCCTTCTTCATCAGGCTCGACATCAAATGGTGCTAATGAAACTGCTTCAGGAACAACTTTCTGTACTTCCTGCGCCGACAAACCAACTTGCTGTTTATCATTATCGTATCCATATTTTTTGGCAGTTTCATTCTCAACATAATAAAATCCAGACAATGATTCAATTTTTTCTAGAGGATTATCAATAGATCCAGTTTTAGTTTTTAAACGCTCGTCTGAATAATATGCAGTGATGTTACCTGTTGCTAAAATTAGATTGGGCACATATAACCGTTTACCATTATAAATTCTAACATAGCTGGTATCTACCATATAAATTCCACCACCATATGTTTGATTATACAATCCTGTTTTGCCATATGTTCTCACCCAAGAACCAAAATATGCAGTGCCAGCAACATTTAAAGAAGTTCCTGTTGAAGATGGGTCTAAATAATAACCACTATTGTTTGTATCATAAAAAATTGTACCATAAACTGAACTGCCACCAACCCATTCACCGCTATTGCCAATATATGATTTATCGGAACCATCTCGACGAAATTGAACGATTCTATTTGATTCGGAATCTGAAACGATATACCACCTTCGAGAGTGATATTGTATTTTACCATACTGCCCTGGATTCCCCGTCCAGTCAGAATCTCTAAATGAGAAGAGTTGTGTATTTCGTATATACACCTCGCCATTATGACGACCATTACCAGTGCCAGAATGCGTTCCATTAAATGCCATTGTTATTTCTCCTAAGAGTTATATTTAACTCTATTTATAATTACTCTTTCAATACCCAATTAGAAGTTTCTGAGTTCCAAATGTAAACAGGAAAATCGTGTATTTCTTGTTCTGTTGCATCTTCAGCAGGTCTTGGTTTATCAGGAGCAACTGTATATCCAGCATCCAACATATCTTGATTTGTTATAGTTTTTCTTGTTTTAATTACACCATTTCCCAAATCTAATTCATTTGGTATTCTATTGGGATAAGATCCATTCTTTGTGTATAAAGTTCCACTATACATTATGCTGGCTCCGACCACGTTGTATCATCTAAACCATATAAGTGTCCAGATGTAGAATATGTTGCTGTATTATACGTCATAAAATAATCAGTGACTGTAAATACCGAACCAACCCCTTCATCAGTATCAGTCAAGGTTCCCCAATCACTTCCAGTTGACCAATTATCTTCTAGCAAACAATTATAACATTCTTTGTTAGTCATATTACCATTATAGTTTGGTAAGTAAGTGTCCCTATTCCCTACTGAACAATTCTTTAACCAAATAAACCCATTATCTGAATTATTATCATAAATGGTGGAATAGCTATCGCCATCTTTATTAATAGCACAGTTTTTAAATAAAGCATACTCTAAATCTGTTGTACCTGTTCCATGAAACAAACAACACTGATAGTTTGTACCACTAAAAGTGTTCGGAACGAGCGTTAAATAGCCAGCAGTAAACTTAATAATGCCCGCATCGTCCCAACACACTAAAGTGTTTTCTGCTCTTGTTGCTGTTGCATCTACTGTGCCTCGAATACAGGTTTTTTGGGGGTCTCCTCCAAAAACACCATAGAACCCTGAAGGAAACATTTGTGCACCATAAGTGCCTGTAAAATTAGCCCCACCTGTTTCAGTGTCAACTAAATATGTTCCTGCAGGTAAAAATAAAGCATCTCCATTTGTATTTCCTGCATAACCATCTAACGTTGATGTAATATCTGCTCCTCCTGAATAAGTTGTTAAAGTTCCCCCAGTTTGAGAAACATAACTTAATGCATAAAGATATCCCAACCCTGCACTTGTTCCAATGCGATTTAAAAACTTATCACCAAGATCCCCGAGACCTTTGAGGGACTCGCCATTGGCAGCACTGTTCTTACCTATAATACCAGCATTACGCATTAGCTAATTTCCTCATAGGAACAAATTGCTTGAAGGTCTCCGTTGGCACTTGCTGTAACTGCCAATGCTGTTCCTTCTTCAAGATACAATTGAAGATTTTTATCGATTGCTGAAAATGATGAGTCTGCATCAACAGCAACTGTCTTCACTAATGAGTACCCAGTGCCACCAGTAAAGTAATCTACATTAATATCAGCGGCATTTACTCCATCAATATTTGATATGATTAATGAATTAATCTTAAATACTTTACCACTTGCGGCTGAGTTTACTACAAGATTGGCTTGATCAGAAGAAACGCTTGCCGCAACTGTCTTTCCTGTAATCGTTGTTAAGCCTGCTATATTTGGCGCTGCCATTTTCTATTCTCCTATTTTAATCGACAAAATACCATGAGGAATTTGCCGAACTCCATTCAACTACTCTATAATCTTCTGGTGCGGCATCTTCTGGCAAATCCTGAACGGGAATAACAGGTGCCACAGTATAACCTTCTTGAAGCATTAGTTCGTGTGTTACTGATTCTTTTGTTCTCGTGCTTCCGTCAGACAATCTAAGTCTAAAAGGAAGTGTTTGAGGATATGAACCATTTTTAGTGTATAATGTCGTCATAATAATCCCCTAGTGTACCTGAAATCCAACTGGTACTGAGTTTTGAATACTAGCACCTACTAAAAATTCACCTGTAATATTAATAGTACCACTAGAGCCATTTCCAAATAACACTCTATAATTCCCATCATCTCCATAAGTGCTGTATCCATATATATCTACACCAGCACCCCCCGTATCAGGGTCACCAGTTTGGGATGCCCATGTGTCATTAGCACCAAACCATAATTTACCAGTAGTTAGATCATAAGCGCATCTTAATAATTCTGGTTCAGTGTTAAAACCCCCAATACCAGATGAAGTAGCGCCAGGATAAAAATTACCATTACTAGCGTACCACATATTAATACCAGCGATATTATATGTTTGAGTGCCTGAAGTTGCATTTTGGTGCGCTATAGGACAGACCATGTGAGATGCTCCGCTAGCAGTTTTAATGTTTATTTCAAAATAAAATTTACCGCCGCTTCTTAATCTGCTAGAAAATATTCTTGTGTTAGTGCCACCAGATGTATCAATGCTCCAATCAGAGGTTGACCCATCAGCATTTACAGTTCCGTTGTTATTTGGTGCGTCACCATCCCAAGTTATTGGAACAGAGGGAGAAAACCAAGACCCACCAAATCTTTTTGTTAATTCAAATTGATCTCTAGATGTATGAATCCCTCTAGTTCCTGTAACAGCGGAAGGATCATTGATCCCTTTATAACCACCATTTCTCATTAGCTGAGATCCTCATATGAACAAACTGCTTGTAAGTCGCCATTGGCGCTTGCAGTTACTCTTAGTGCATCGCCTTCTTCAAGATATATTGAAAGGTCTTTATCAACAGCAGTAAAGGAAGAATCAGCGTCAACCGCAACTGTTTTAACAATATGATATGCTATGCTATCTCTATAAACATCTACAGTAATATCTGCTGCACTTGTACCATCAACATTAGAAATAATTAAAGAATTGATCTTTAAAACTTTACCGCTTGCCGCTGAGTTAGTAACAATGCTTGTAGCACTTGTGATTACATTTGCTGTTGCAAGTTTTCCTGTTGCTGTTGTTAATGCAAGTATTGAGGGGGCTGCCATTTTATTCTCCTATCTACCAAATATCACATTATATCCAAAAATTGTTGTTGCTGATGCACCACCGCCACCAACTGCTTGACCTGGAGTCAATGTTACAACATTGGCGTTTGCGTCAGTAATTTTTAAAGTGCCGCTATCTGCTCCGAGCGTAACAGCTGAAGATCCTGTTCCAATCTGTATTGTGTTTGCTGAAGATCGAATTACTGTTGCCATCTTTATTACCCAAATACTAATGCCATTGCAATGGCCGTTCCTGTTGATGCTCCACCTCCACCTGACTCAGCGGCAAAGTAGTATGTGGTATTTGCTGACGAATATTTTAAAACATGACCGTCCGTTGGCGTTACCTGAGCGACGTCAGTTAATCCAGCAAGAGTTGAGCTTCCGCCGCCTCCGCCTTCTAATGTTACCAATCTTACATTTGTATTGGCGACATATGATTGAAATTGACTATTACTTACACCACTTAAGACTTGTTGACCAATTGCTTTGATCTCACGAATAGCAACAATCTCTCCATTGATAGGAGCAGTTCCAAATGTTACTGTATTTGAAGCAAATGTGTAGTCGGTAGTAGGACGCTGAATCACGCCATCCAATGTTACAATTAGATCTTCGGCACCTGTTACGTCATTATTAATACTAAAAGCAGTTTGTGTACCATTAGCTGTAAAGGTCGTTACTGCTAAGTCAGAGAATGTTGGAGTGCCGCCTCCTCCGCCAGTGGCTGCAATTACAATGGTATTGTTACCAGCTGTAGGAGTAAGTGTTATTCCTGAACCAGCGTCTATTGAAAGTCTTGCCGTTGACCCAGCAGAATCAATTAATGTGCCGCCAACCTCAATGACGGAAAAGCTGTTTCCTCCAGCGCCGCCACCAGTTTCCGCTGCAAAATAATAAGTTGTATTAGAGGATGAATATTTTAGAACATGTCCGTCAGTGGGAGTTACCTGAGCGACGTCAGTTAATCCAGCAAGAGTTGTAATAGCGTTAGCAACCTGAAGGCGATCGCTTATCAAAGTTCTTAATGCTGTATTAGTTCCTGTTAAATTCGTATTAACTAAATCAATTCTAGTTGCTTGTGTATTGACTGAAGTGTTTACAGTTGCTAAGTCTGTTGTTGTTGCCAACACACCGTCGCTTACTGGAAGTTTTACAGTTACACTTCCGCCATATGCAGAATGTGGTTGTGATTGCAATCTAGCATAATGAAGATTACTAACTTCACAATAAAAATCTACGAAAGAAGGATTGCCTGTATCTGTGAAGATAGAAATTGCACCATTCGAAATGTGAACCCCAGAAGTAGAACCTGTGCTGTCTACTGCTAGATTGGCTGTCATAGATTGTGCAACTGAAGTTGTTTTATTCACAAAGTTTGTATCAACATTTGCAACTTGATAACGGTCGTTGATCAAAAGAGTTGCATTAGCGACTTGTAAGCGATCGGCGATGGCTAGATTGGTGTTAGCAAGAGCTGCACGCTCAACAGCAATTGTCTGATAAGTCGCAGCAGCATTAGCGACTTGTAAGCGATCAGAGATAGCTAGATTAGTGTTAGCAAGAGCAGCTCGTTCTATTGC